AACACAAGATAAATATCAAGAGAATTGATACAAACGGTGTATCATTAATGAGATGGATATACCGTGAAGATTTTCCAACTGACTGGAAAGTTAGACATAAAGAACGTTTAGAAAAAAAATATAAAATATATTTTGATAAATTTAACATGTACATGAGAGGCGAAAATCCATGAATAAGTTGAGAGAGATTGTTGAAACGGGACCCTCTGACGAAGCCAATATAATACTGGTCGAGGGAGATAAAATGGTAGTTGCATGTTTCGACGATAGGGTTTTATCACAAGTTGCTTATTTTGATACCCAATTTGAATATATTTTATCAAGATATATGGAAAAAATTCAAGATGTAGCACCTGATTATACAACACTTTATGAACATCAAGCACCAGAGCAGTCCAAATGGATAGTCAAAGAACTCGTCTCGATGATGCAAGAGTCAAAAAAGTTAGAACATCTTCCCATCGATTATGTTACACAGTACCAACCACCCAGTCAAACTATGCTTGCTGAGTTATTAGCATCAGCAGTATACACCATGCTCGGAAGAAAAGCAAGATTTTTTCCTAAGAAAAACACTCTTATTTTGCACGGTAATATGATGACAGAGAATCTCAAAAGTAAAATTTACGGTGCTGGTGAACAGTTTGAAGTTGTTCATATAGTATGACATGGTCATACGAAGGTAACCCCTTTGAACATGCACCAGATGATAGTTATGGGTTTGTGTATGAAATTGAAGAGGTGTCTACTGGGAAGCGTTATATTGGTAAGAAGTTCTTTTGGAAGAAAAAGATATTGCCTGTCACCAAATCTCGTAAGAGACGCAAGCACACGCTCGTAGAGAGCGATTGGAAAACTTATTATGGTTCTAGCGAGTTATTAAAGGAGCAAGTTGCCAGCGGCAAAAGCCTATATAATAGAGTGATATTGAGACTGTGTCGCTCAAAAGGCGAGTGTTCTTACTACGAAGCAAAACTTCAATTTGAAAATGACGTGTTATTAAGAGACGATTATTATAACGAATTCATAGGGTGTAAGATACACAGTAAACATGTTAAGATTTAAACAATTTCTAGACGAAGGGGTCAATGATCCCGCAATTTTCAAAGCAATCTTCCTTGCTGGTGGTCCCGGTAGCGGCAAATCATTTATTGCCGGTAAGACGGGTCTTCCTGCTCTTGGGTACCGTGTTGTCAATTCTGATGACGCATTCGAAGCATCAATGAAGAAAGCAGGTATCGCACTCGATCCCGAAGGCATCTTCTCCGACAAAGGTCAAGAACTACGTGGTCGTGCAAAGACCCTCACTGGTAAGAAACAAGAACTCTATCTCAAAGGTCGATTAGGACTTGTCATTGATGGCACAGGTCGTGATCATGCGAAAGTCGCAAAACAAGCAAAGATGATGAAGAACATGGGTTACGATGTCGCAATGATATTCGTAAACACTGACAAAGACACTGCACTGCAACGCAACCGTGATCGTGAACGTTCACTACCCGACAAAGAAGTAGCAAAGATGTGGGACACCATCCAACAAAACGTAGGTTTATTGCAGAACATCTTCGGCAAAAAGAATTTCCTTGTAGTTGATAACTCTGACGGCAAAGACTACAAGAAAGAAACACTTCGTGCATATAGAGACGCAGTGAAGTTTACTAACAAACCACCTGAATCGAAAGATGCCAGAAAGTGGATTGAAAGTCAAAAGAAAAAAGGTTAATATATAAGTTGACAAGTAGGATAAAATGGGTTATCCTATAAACATTGAATAAGAAGTGAGGTATCATGCCTGTAAATACAGTATTGAGTGATGTTTGGGAGGTCTTCGAAACCTTTGAAAAGGCAAACACCCGTAAAGAAAGAGTCAACATCCTAAAAGAACATACCAAGCACTGGGCACTACGAGATGTTCTTCAAGGAACCTTCGATGATCGTGTCGTATGGAATCTTCCCTCTGGTGCAGTCCCATACACACCAGAAGCAGAAGGTGCACCTACCCCATCAACCCTACTCAAACAACATATGAATTTTAAATTCTTTGTTAAAGGTGTTAAATCTAGTGATGACCTTTTAAATGTAAAACGCGAACGTATGTTCGTGGACATACTAGAATCCATTGATCCTCGTGACGCAGAAATCTTAGTTGCGATGATCAATAAAAAACCACCCGCGAAAGGATTAACTAAAAAGATAGTACAGGAGGCAATGCCAGATTTAATCCCAGATTAATAATGTGAACTTCAATCCAAATCGATAACAAGGAGACTTGCCTATGGTAGCAAACCAAATAGAACGACTTAAAAAAGACTCTAGGGAACTTGGACATTATATTCACAAGTTAAATAAAAAAGGTAAAGGAGATGTCGCACATCGAATGCAAAAGAAACGAGCATTTTTAGACGCGGCAATACAGCAAGTCAACAGGGGGTGATCCTATCTATAATGGACTCCTTCATATGAGGGAGTCCGTTTTAGTGACACCAGAAGTTTATATAATTGCTATTGAGAACAACGTAACTTCACAATATTATTTAAATAGGGTGAAACCCTCATGGGAAAAAGGTGGTTTCAAAGTTAACGAGTTTAAAGCATGCACACCAGACACTTTAAACAAAGAGTATTGTGGATTGCACCTTAATTTTGGAAAAAGAGATCAAGCAGGAATAAAAAGAAGAGGTGAGGAGATTACACTAACAGAAAAAGCAGTGTGGTATTCTCATTTAAGTTTATGGAACAAATGTAGGAAAGACAATAAAAACATTATTATAGTAGAGCACGATGCACTGCTAATACATCCCATGAAACTATCATACTTCAACAATTGTAAACCCATCGTTGCATTCGCAACCGCAGGTGTACCAGCATGCGCGAAATACTGCGAATGCACAGATTGCATTCGCACCAAGAAAAGCAGAAATATCACAGCAGGAGGTGCCTATTACCTCACACCTAAAATTGCTCGAATACTCATAAATGAAGCAGTGTCAAATATCATCACACGTAATTCTGATGGATTGATACATACTATTATGAGGAAATACGGACAAGTTAAAGGTGATCATTACAGATCATATCAACTAGTATCAACTAAGTATCGTGCCACGATAGACCATGGAGACAATTTTTTGGGCGCGGTTAATAAAGAATATATTCTAGATAGGGTTTTAAAAAATGCCGACATATGACATGATGAATGTTGAAACGGGAGAAATAACAGAGATGTTTATTTCTATTTCTAAAAAGGAAGAGATGGTAGCAAGCGGAGAATGGGAGCAAAAGATTCTTGGTTCGCCCTCTCTTGTTACTCACACCGGTAATATCATTAACAAGACTTCTGGCGATTGGAAAGATCTTTTAAAGAAAATGAAAAACGAAACCGATTCGACCAAAACTAGTGGTCTATCCGATGCTCAGATTAAAAAGCACGGGTTAGCAAAGAATACGATCAACGTATGAGAGGACCAACTGCAAAAGAAAATATGCACATTCGTCTAGACCAAATGGATACCATCGTGCCTATCACACCGCACCAAGAAGAAGCATGGAAAGCATGGAAGGAAGATAAGAACCATCTTGCTTTGACAGGTACAGCAGGAACCGGTAAGACTTTCCTTGCAATGTATCTTGCGTTAGAACAGGTGATGGACAAGAGCACACCATTTGAGACGTTACATATTATTCGTAGTGTGGTGCCCACACGTGAAATTGGATATCTACCGGGAACCATAGAAGAGAAATTGAACGCATACACCGGACCATATCGTGCGGCAACCTATGAGTTGTTTAATGATCCCAAAGCATATGATAAGTTGGTACACAACGATTATATCACATTCGAGTCTACCTCGTTTATTAGGGGCATCACATACGACAACAGCATCATATTGGTTGACGAGATGCAGAACCTAAACTTTCATGAGTTAGACTCTGTGGTTACACGTGTAGGACAAGCAACTAAAATTATGTTCTGTGGTGACTATCACCAATCAGATTTTAAACAAGAGAAGGACAAGTCGGGTATTAATAAGTTCCTCTCAATACTAGACAACATGAAACCGTTCACACATGTGAGATTCAGTTGGGAAGATATCGTGCGATCTGATTTCGTGCGAGATTACATAATGACTAAGGAATGGATGGGAATAGAATGATAAGTATTAATATCGCAACTTTGGAGGGATTAAATGGATAGGGAAGCAGTATTCAAGACACTAAAAATCGACGAGGGAGTCAAGTATGAAGTATATGCAGACCATCTCGGTTACCACACCTTTGGTGTGGGACACTTGGTCACCAACGACGACCCTGAATGGGGTTCACCGTTCGGAACCGAGGTTTCAAAAGAAAGGGTATGGGAATGCTTCGAAGCAGACCTCGACACCTCAATCAGTGAGTGTCATGCTTTATACGGCATGCGGGAGTTTAACGACTTTCCAGATGAGGTCCAACAGATCTTGGTCAACATGATGTTCAACATGGGGCGTACTCGGTTGAGTAAGTTCAAGAACATGACCAAAGCAATCATGTCGCATGACTGGGCACAAGCAGCAGTTGAAGGTCGTGACTCGCGTTGGCACAAGCAAGTGCCCAATCGTGCTGAACGACTGATGAAACGTTTGGAACAAGTCTGATGGCGCAGAACATCAGCACTAATAAAGTTGAACACAAACCAAAAGGAACTTCTATTGGTAGAGGACACTTAAACACGTCCTCTATGAATAAAAGAAAGAAAGCAAACTACAAAAAATATAGAGGGCAAGGCAAGTAATATTATGGCTAAGTATGGAAGATTCGATCCTAAAAATAAAAATAGGTCGAAAGATAAGTATCGTTCAGAAAAATTTTCAGCAAGCGGTGAAGACGGATCCAAGAAACGCATTAAGATTCGACCAGATCAACTGAAAAATTTACAGGACAAGTATAACGTAAAGATGTGATATGAACAGACACCTAGCAGGGGTGTCCTTTAGAGACCCGTATTCTAAACACGAATGGACTCTGCGGGGCAATGATATATTAGTAAGAGGTACTCCGGGAGCAGGAGACTTCATGTTCTCTATGTCAACTGCCTTTTACGTTGCAAACCTTCTAGATATAAAAATCCACTTGATTTTTCATTGGGATCATGATATACTGTATGAATATCATTTTGAAGATCCAGAGTCTATATTTGAAAAAATCGAATATGTGCACAGTATGTGCTATAAACCACATCTGGTCACCTATGAGCATCGGTTCGATCATGATTTAGATTTTGGATTACAATTGTTCTCAAATCTCCATCGACGCAATTGGAAGGAAGACGATCTCATTGTACCCAAAGGTCTGAATAGTTGGAAGTTCAACGATGACCTCATGGGTATTCCAACAGTAGACAATAAAGTTACGGTATGGAGACCCAAGTTCAATGCAGAACCTGCTGCTTCTTGGAAGAGATCTTATTCCGATGAGGATTGGGAACTAGCAATAGAGTCATTAAAAGGGCAGGGATGGTCTGTTGTAGATTTGTGTTATCGAACTCCAATAAGAGACGTGCTGTATCATATGCAAACAGCACGATTCACCATGGGTTATGATGGTATGTGGCATTATTTTGCAAGAATGCTATACAAACCCACCGCATGTGTTGGTGATAGCAAAATAGTTAATGTTCATGATCCACAAGCATATCCTCTTATGAGTCCCAAAAAGGATAAGAACCGTAGTTTTACGATGCAGTCATTAGTAGACCACCTAGATAAATCTATACCTAAGTTAGATCTCAACATCAGCAAATATAAAAGACAAGTGGATCATATAATTGAAAATCGATAGGGCGGTAATTGAAGTAAACGGAGGGTGCAACTACTCGTGTAGTATGTGCCCACAAGACGTGCGTACTGGTGGCAGACACAAAGACTTCCTCAAAAAAATGTCGCTTCAAGAGTTCGAGGATAACGTGGCAGACTGTGCTCAACATGGACTGCGCGTTGTCAACCTAGATGGTTCGGGTGAAGCAACACTCAACCGAAACTTACCTAAATACATTGAGATCGTAAAGAAGTATGGTGCGAAAGCATTTATATTTTCTAACGGTTATCGCATGGAAGGTAAGTTCATGCGTGACTGTGTCGATGCTGGGTTAGACTTCTATCGTTTCTCGTGGATAGGGTATGATGTAGAAGCATATGACAAGTGGATGTATAATCGCATTGGTGGGTCGTTCGGCAGTACGTGGGACAAGGTCAAGGCAATGCGGCAATATGTAATCGACACCAACGCAGATTGTGTAGTGTCAACGTATCACCTGATTACAGACAACAGTAAAATAGAGTATGAATTAGAACATTATAAAAGGATTGTGAATGAGTTAGATGTGAAGACTGAGGTGTGGAAGATGCACAACTGGTCGGGTGTGACCGACATCAGCGAGACTGGTGTACGCCAAGGAGCAAAGAAAACTTGTGGAAGACCTTTTAGTCCTGATGTTGTTATTCGTGCTGGTGGTCTTGATGGTCAGAGAGGTGCTGTTCACCCGTGCTGTCAGGTCCTCGGCAGAGACGAAGAAGCAGTCCTCGGGCACACAAGCAAAAACACCATCGAAGAGATTTGGGAGGGTGAAGCGTATAGCAAACTCCGTGACGATCATCGATCTGGTGACTATCCTAGCTATTGCAATGATTGTGATTTTCTAGTTGATGATCCCGAGGTTCTAGTCTGGACCAATCATGATCGTGACTTGCATCACATGCATGGCACTGAGTTTGATTTGCAGGATTATAGAAATGCGAATTGATATCCTTATAACAGGACAGTTTCCAGCAAACGCAACAAGTAAACAACTCTCTGAATGTTTATACAGAATGCATCACCATTTTTATGATCATCCGAAATATGATGTGACCTTTCGATATCACACGTGGGATAGAAGTTCCATGAAGACGTTGTTAGATTCGAGTAACTATCTTTTAAAACATGCTGCTGATAACGTAGTGTATACACCGATGCCAAAAGCATATAATCCGTATAAATCTATTCCCCGTTTTGTTGACACTCCTGCATGGTCAGAACAACTTAAAAAACATGAAAAGGTAATGAGGGGAATAGACGAATCACCTCAACCTGGACATATCACCAGAGCATTACAACAAGTATCGACATGTGAACTCATTAAGACAATAGACACACCACCTGATCTCTACATCAGACTTCGATGGGATGGCATGTTGTCCTATGCTATAAACTTTGATAAGTATATTGAAGCTACGTACAAAAATAAAGTGGTTACGGGATTTTTAATAGATCATGCGCCAGAAGATAGACATTGGGATACACGAAAGAAATTAGAAACTGGTGTTTATCATATAGAAGAATCAAAGAGCACCAATCCTAAATGGCACCAAAGAGTGTTTGATGGTATGATAATGTTTGAACCACGTTTGTTCAATACAAGTGTGGTCGATCACTGGTGGAAAACCGAGAGTCTTCTTGCCGCAGAATGGGGTTGGTGGCAAATACTGTGCTATGCTAATGACAATATTGATCATGTTAATATTAATGGTGGATTGGGTATTATGCGACATATGGAAGGTAACAGACACGTCAGATGAAAAGATTGGTATATCAGGTAAAAGTAGGTGAATCAGCAAACTCTAAACTATACAGATTTTGTATTGATAGTGTTAAAGAATATTGTCGCTTACACAACATAGATCATTTTGTACAGACTCAACCGTTGTTGAGGATTGCACCAGATCCATTCATGAGCAACAGAAGTAGAGAAGCAACTTCAAAGCATGGTGGTTATTTGCCCATCTATGAGAAAGAGAACGCATTTAAATATCTGGGTGAATATGACGAGATAGCAGTAATAGATGCTGATGTGTTCGTTCGTCAGAATGCACCCAACATTTTTGAGGCAATGGAAGAGGGCACTGCGTTCGGCGCATGTGTTGAACGAGACATGCCATTGACCAAAGACTACATCGCAAAGATTCAAAACTACTCACGCATGCAGTACCTCACACTCAAAGATGTAGATTGGGATTGGAATTTTTACGGTGCTGAGTTCATGAACATGGGTGTGATGGTGTTCAACAAGGACCTACTACCCTATCTTAATGACGAGACCCCCCGAGAGTTTCTCAATCGATTTGAGTTCAAGCGATTCATTGACGGTGATGGTGCGTGGAAGTGGAGTACGGATCAGACGTTGCTTAACTGGTGGATCAAGAAACAGAAGATTCCACATACTAAATTACCATCCGAATTCAATGGACTGTTCACCGCCAACACACAGATAACAGAGTGTGATTTTGTACATTTCTTTCTCAAAGACAAACTGCCTCACAAAGGAGAAGACTTAGCACGTCTGATGCAAATGATATGATATACATTTCACACAGAGGTAATCTCGATGGTCCTAATCCAAGCGAGGAGAACAAACCAGAATATATTGAGCATGCATTAGAGCAAAGGTACCGTGTAGAACTCGATTGCTGGGCACTAGGTGATGGCACACAGTCTCATGTATGGTTGGGTCATGATGAACCAGAGTATCGTGTTGATCTAGAATGGATGATGAAGTATCGAGATCAGTTGGTGGTGCATTGCAAGAATTCACAAGCACTCATACTCATGTCAAGCACCTTCAACTCTTTCTGGCATCAGGAAGATGATTATACACTTACTTCCAAAGGTTGGATATGGGCATACCCATTCAAACCAGCACCCTTACCTAAGAGCGCAGGAGTTGCAATCACTGTTGCGTTAGGCAAAGATTATCCATGGGAGGAAGAGGGATTTCGCGGTATATGTTCAGATTACATAGAGAGATATAAGAATGGTTAAATTAATTTTATTTGATCTTGATGGGGTTTTGATTGACACTAAGTGGATTCATTTTGCTTGTTTAAATACTGCACTTGGTGAATATGCAATCACCGAAGAAGAACATATTAACATTTATGACGGACGGAAAACAACCCAGAAGATGGAGATGTTGACTGAAAGAAAAGGTCTCCCACCAAGTCGATACAAAGAAATTTTTGATCTTAAACAAGAACTGACAATGAAAGAATTCTTGAATATCAGGTCTCGTCCTTACATAGTAGAATTATTTAAAAAACTGGTTGATGATGGTTATATGGTGGGTGTGTGCTCAAATAGCATACGTCGAACTGTTTTGACTGCTCTGGCAAAATCAGAATTGATGGAGTATTTGTCTGTCATCATATCAAATGATGATGTTAAAAATCCTAAACCTCATCCAGAAATGTACTGGAAAGCAATGTCTATGCAAGGATGTTTGCCAGAAGAAACAGTCATCGTTGAAGATTCACCACAAGGACTTGCTGCTGCTCATCGAGCAAGAGCAAAGGTCATACGAGTGTCAGCACCAGAAGACGTGACAGTGGATAATATATATTCTAAACTTACAGGAGAACAGTTTGTGACAAAATGGAAAGACGATAATGTGAACGTACTAATTCCTATGGCAGGTGCGGGATCTCGTTTTGCACAGGCAGGGTATTCGTTTCCTAAACCGTTGATTGACGTTAACGGTAAACCCATGATTCAGGTGGTTGTTGAGAACATAGGAGTGGACGCGAATTTTATATTCATCGTGCAGAAAAAGCATCGAGAGCAATTCCATCTCGACAACATGCTTCCGCTCATAGCACCCAATTGCAAAGTGATAGAAGTCGATGGCATCACCGAAGGAGCGGCATGCACCACCTTGCTCGCAAAGGAGTTGATTAACAACGAGCAACCGTTGTTCTTTGCTAACAGTGACCAATGGGTTGATTGGGACCCCATCCAGTTTATGTACGAGATGCAAGAGTCTCAGGCAGATGGTGGTATCGTGACATTCACTGCTACCCACCCCAAGTGGTCATTTGCCAAAACTAATGAATCAGGAATGGTTACCGAAGTCGCAGAGAAGAACCCAATCAGCGATGAGGCAACTGTGGGATACTATTATTGGAGGCGTGGTGCAGACTTTGTTAAATACGCAGAACGCATGATCGAAAAAGATATTCGTGTCAATAACGAGTTCTACGTGTGTCCAGTATACAACCAAGCAATCGAAGACGGTAAAGTTATACGCACTCATAAAGCAAAGGAAATGTGGGGTCTTGGTACACCTGAAGATCTTAATAGATTCATACACGACAAGTCATGAAAATAGCAATCCTCTATTCGGGACTCTACCGCAAGTGGGATGGGTGGATGCAGAACCATCTTTCCAATTTACCCAAAGGTGACATTTACCTATCTACGTGGGAAAGCGAACGTCCAAAGGTGGACGTTGATCACATGCGATACTTTCCCGATCCAGAACCAACTTATAACTGCTATCAGGTCCCTGAGTTCATGGAAGTCCATGGTGAACATCTACAGCACAAAGGTTCTGAGATACCTCGCCTGAAAACAGGGTATTTTCAGCACCTCGCACATTGGTTGTTACTAGACTCTATCAAAAAAAACTATGACATTATCATACGCATGCGGTACGATACATTTCTGGGCAACACCGATAAACTCATGGAGTTGTGTGAGCAGTGCAATCGAGATGGTGCGAGCATTGGCATAGGCAACACCAACAGAAAAGACGACGAAAACAAATTGATGGCATTTCAACCCTTGTTGCCATTTAGAGCATCCAAACCATTTTTGCTGGATTTCATGACCATCCACAAACCAGAGGCATGCCTGAACGTATGTTCTCTGGTCGAGCAGGAGCGTATGATGCCCACCAATGCAGGTTGGCACCAGATACTGGGCATGAACGGGTTTCGAAATTACAGGGGAGCAATACAACTAAAAAGGTACATGCCATGATACAAAAACAGATTCTGATGGAAGTGGGGATGAGCGATGGGTTTGACACTGCTCGCATTCTAGATCGATTCGGAAACAAGATGGAACTGCACGGGTTTGAACCCGTACCCGCAATGTTCGAGCATACGAACAAGAGGTTTGCGGAGAACCCCAATGTGTTCGTTAACCCACAAGCAGTAGACCTTGTCGATGGTACCGCAAATTTTAACCTGAGTTTTAATGAACCGGATGCGCGATTCACCGATGGTACTGGACGCAAGATCCACCCATATGGGTGCAGTAGTTTATTCGAGTTTGCGGATAACATCCATGATGTGTGGCAGGGCAGACCTGATTTTAACGTTCAGGAAAGAATTGAGGTAGAAACTACTCGACTCGATACTTACCTTGACAACATAGAGTTTGAGGAGATTGCATTCATTCACGTGGACGCACAGGGCAACGACATTAACGTGCTCAAGAGTATGGGCAAATATTTGAAGAGAGTGAAAACGGGTGTCATCGAGGTTGCCGCAAAGACGCAACTGTACAAGGGCACCAACAACACACTTGCAAACGCAAGGCAATATCTCAGGGGTGAGGGATTCTACGTGACCACAAGCAACCCCCAAGGACACGAAGCAGACGTGCATTTCAGCAGGAGTCCTGTGTGAACATAGCAGTGTTTTACTCTGGTGTGCCGCGCACGAACGAGAGTTTCATTCGTTGCAACACATCTGTAAAAAAACATTTCCCAGATGCTGATTACTATTATGCTACGTGGTGGTCCAAGGCACACCTGATCCCACCCAATTTAGATTGTTTGTTGCTAAAAGAACCCCATATACACTACCACCCTCTGGTTGATGTGCCAATAGAAAATTTGCAATTCAAACAGAGGTCACTGAGGGAACGATGTTTGAAAGATCCGGAATATCGTGAACGCACCCAGCACCACACCAAGCAGATATTGGGACATGCCCAGCAACTCAAGAGCATAGAGAAGCACTATGATCTGATTGTGCGAGTGAGATATGACACCTACCTATCACACAAGGTAGACCTCACAAAATATGTCAGAGAAAGTGTCAAGCAAAATATCGCAATAGGGTTTGGTACACGCACATCACGTCACCGCAACCTGTTCGAGTTATATGAATTACCAAAGGTTCAACCAAAGGGGTTTGCCGACAACCAAGATTGGTATAAGTATCTTATGGATCCAATGATCATGCACCCACCCGCGAAATTCAACCAAGAACTCTGCCAAGAATTGCACGACACAAAATTGTTACAAGTAGCAGAGAATGGGTGGTATCAGGTACTGAGTGAAGACGATGACCACCTGTGTGTATATGGTGGCGCACAAATTGAGAAATATCTGGGGACCACAATATTATGAGAGCAAAAATCATCACATTATCAGACGATAAAAACTCATTTGAACTTGCAGACAAATGCATCGATTCGAGTAATCATTACAAGAACAATTTCGTCATTGACAAATACCTAGCAACTGACGCAGATAATGTAATCGACCAATTCAAAGAACATAACCTTAAATGGAATTATCCATGGACCAAAGGGCATCTTGACATACAGAGCGGGTTATATAAAACTCCATACGAAACTGCTGAACCCTCCAAACGCATGGCATGCTTCATGTCTCATTACCGACTGTGGAAACAGTGTGCCGAAGAACAAGAGGAGTATATGATATTAGAGCATGATGCTATATTCACTCGCCGTTTGGATTTAGAAGAATTGATAGACAAACACAACATCATCTCACTCAACGATCCTCGTGGAGCAACTCGGAAGTCTGCTGTTTACCATAACATGTTGCACCAAGGCAGATGGTCCCATGGTGTCGCAGTGATGTATGCTCCATGGATAGACGAGAACAGGCAGATACCACAAGGATTACCTGGAAATTCGGCATACTATATAACACCAATAGGAGCACGAACACTCATTGAACTGGTGCGTCATTTCGGTGCATGGCCAAACGATGCTATCATGTGTAAGCAACTGATGCCACGCATGCTCGGGTGCCTTACTGACTACGCAACCACCATACAACCATCAATATCTACGACCACGAAATGAAAGCATATGTTATAACCATTATGGATTTACCTGCCTCTGTTGCTGCTGCTAATAGGTGTATCAAATCATTCGAACGTACTAATAAACATATTACTGTCGAGAAATGGAGAGCAACAACTCCGAAAGATCAGATATACTCATTATTTAAAAATAAAGGTATCGAAAGTCAATATTTCAATGAAAATGGCGGATCATATGTTAAAAATTGTATGTCTGCTTTCATGTCTCATTTTAGATTATGGGAACAGAGTGTAATTCTAAACGAAACCTTACTCATATTAGAACACGATGCTGTTGCTGTGAATTCTATACCAGAAAATTTTGATAAACTATATCTCTATGGCACTAAACAAAAACTGCACATTGTCAACTTTGGACACCCTAGTTATGGTCAGTTTCAACAACCGCCAAAAATGGGATTTCAACCGCTTGTGTCCAAAGGATACTTTCCTGGTGCTCATGCTTATTCAGTATCACCCGAAGGTGCTCAAAGTCTTATTGAACATGCAACTCAAACCGCAATGGCGGGTCCAACTGATGTATATTTGAATATACAGAATTTTCCATGGTTACAAGAGTATTATCCATGGCCAGTAGAAGCAAGAGACAACTTTACCACTATTCAAAGAGATGTTGGGTGCAGAGCAAAACATAATTGGAGTGATACGTATGGCATCATACAAGTACCCTAGAGCATTTGTTACAGGGTGTGACACAAAAACAGAATGGCAGTTGAAGTGGTTTCTTAAAAATTATGTGAAACATAATACTCTTCCCATCGTACTTGCTGATTTTGGCATGTCATCAGAGACGAGAGCATGGGCATATCAGGTCAGTGAATTTGCTGATGTGATTGATATACCCAAACAAAGAGCAAACGGTTGGTTTTTGAAACCAAAAACGATGCAACTCGTCGATAGTCATGAAACAGTGTGGTTGGACACTGATATACACGTTCTTGGTGATCTATCTGGCATTTTTAAATTTATAGAAAATAACAAAATTGGCATGGTAGAAGACAAACCATGGTCAAAAAGACGCGGTGAAACGTGGCACAATTCTGGTGTCATTGCGATAAGAGATAAACCCACAATTTTAAATGAGTGGGTAAGATCTTGTATAGATAACCCTAAGCAAGGTGATCAGGAAGTGTTGCACGAAATCCTGAAAGAATCACCATTAAAACGAGTATCCAACATCACAGATCTGCCTAACATATACAATTGGTTGCGTATACAATTATTAGACGGAGAAGACTCACCGAATAAATTGTGTATGCATTGGACAGGACTGAAAGGTAATATGCAAATTGAGAAAATGATTTATAATGAGCAGTAAAGAAATTCATGTTTTAGGAAATGGTGATAAAGCATCATATTATTTGGAAGAACCGAGGATAGGCACTAAAATATTGTGCAACATGCCACCCTTCGAAGTTCCTGCAAAAGAAGTCTATGCGACTTGCATGGTAGATTTTAAAATGATGGCAGCACTCACTGCTGGTGAAATAGCAATTGATCAATATAATTGGGTGCTAGGAACACGACCTCGCATTTGGATGAATTCTCGACACGCATTTTATATGAAATACGCACCCAACATCAAAGAATTCTACACACACGTTCCAAAATATGCGGGAAATGCCACTAATTTTAATTGTGGGCATATGGCAGTACACTACACCGCAACTAAATTCAAACCGGATGTTATTCATCTATATGGATTTGATACCATATTCGATTTTAATATGAGGTCAATCACAGATGTGTATCTCTCATCGGATCGAACAGACACCAACAATTATCGCTTGCTGAATAATTGGAGACCTATATGGCGGGACATATTTCGAGAATTTCCCAAGACAGAATTCGTATTTCACCACAATCATGACTCATTTAAGATTCCAAAGCTTGACAACATGCGAGTAATGTTATATAATAAACCTTTAAGTACTCACCAATCGCGTGTCGATCAGTCTGATATATCTGATGGTCGCGGTATGGATCAACAAAAGGTTACCCCGCGTGTTTAAACATGATAAAATAGATCTAGGTTATACTGACATGATCGCACACACCACAGAAAATGGTCGTGTGTACGAGCATCCAGTGGAGCGTAAAAATTACCCATCCATCACCACAGTGCTATCGATTCTTTCCGAAGATTCAATAGCAGCATGGCGTAAGAAGGTAGGTGACAAAGAAGCAAACAAAGTATCTGAAATTGCATCACGGCGAGGTACTGCCGTTCACGAATTCATTGAAAAATATATTGACAATACGTCAATGGAAGATTTGAAAGCAGAATTCAACCCAAATATTATACAATCATTTCTCACAGTAAAGGATGTGCTAGATGAACGAATCGGAACAGTGTTCGGACAGGAGCTTCCGTTATACAGCGATCACCTTGGCGTTGCTGGGCGTGTTGACTGTGTTGCTGAGTTCGATGGGAAATTATCCATCATCGATTTCAAAACCAGCAGAAAACCTAAGAAGCGAAACTGGATCGGACAATATTTCATGCAAGAAGCAGCTTATGCCATCATGTGGGAAGAACGCACCGGAATGCCAATTACCCAACTCGTTACCATAGTTTCCGTAGACGAGATGACGTTCAATGGGTCACCCGGACAGCAAGTTTTTGTAGAGCACAGAGATACACACACAACCAAATTACTGGAAACCATTGATGAGTACAAACAACGCGATCAGGTCAGCAACGCATTATTTGCATGAAGAATTAGAAGAACAACCTTTTAATGTAAAAATGTTCGAAGGCAATCAAACAGACGAAGAACGTGCTGTTTATCTCATGTCAAACATTGAAATATTCTCTGTTCTAGACTTGTGTGTTGATCCTTCTATTCGACGTTTGCCCTATCTAGAAAACGATCTAGCACAACTTCGCGCATTTTGGTGGGCAGAACCGTCTCACATTGCTATTGCCTATGCTACCTATCTCAAAAATGTCTGTTCTGATGTTCGAGCACATATCTACCTGAATTATATGGGGTTCATGTATGGTGGGCAAATTATGAAACAAAAATATCCTACCACTGCTTCTGCGTATCAATTCGAGCAGATAGTTGCTAAAAGACAATTGGTTCGAGATCGGTATTGTGAGACCTATGATGCTCCTCTTTATCGACCTTACATTGACGAGGTAAAAATCGGTTTTAAATGGCATATCGCAATATCAAAAGACCACTTAGAGATGACTAGCCATGATATGGGATGAATTTATTGATTTCAGCAAATATGCTCAGATCATGATGGAAGGGCATTGTGATCGACCCACTATCACACAAAATGGACCGCACACGGATATTCGATACACCTCGAAAAAGACCGATCTCGCAAATATATCCATCATCGACTGCCGCGACACCAAAAAAATGTGGATGATGCATATTGCCTGTTTCTCAAAAGACGATTATCCCATGCCCATATACGGGTTTGATATCATTTGTGGCAAGAACAAAGTCACCGGATGTTTTCATGACATGTCACCAGTCTCCAAAAACTACTCCCAAGCATCCAAAGATTTCATCACCAACGTAACCCCCTATATTCCCAAACGCACACGTGCATTACCCCCTTGGGCACGGGAAATATTCTCCCCTCATATGGTAGTTGCTGGTGCAACCGATGACCCCAAAGAGATCAAAAACCTCGTTCACATGGGAAAAGAAAATCTTCACGCATGGTTCAAAGATCTTGACACTCTCATGAATACCACCGTTGATTGGGTACATCTAAAAGACTATAAATCTAATCGATCTAAATATTGTCAGAATCAACTCGAAAACACCAACTCAAAAAACGTCATGATATCCCTTGGACTAGACCCTGATTATGTCACACAATTCAAAAAACAACAGTTCCCGTATTAAGAAAGCACTATGGTACACACTCGGGATGATATCTCTTGTTTTTGCTTATATCGGATTTGTCACACCCGGTATTCCATTCTCAATATTTCTTGTATTCTCTGCATATTGTTTCTCGAAGTCATCAAAACGTATGCATGATTACCTGTATAATCACAAACATTTTGGACCATTTCTCACAAACTTCGTAGAGAAAAGAATCTTTCCAACCAAAGCAAAATATGCCATGGTCACTGTGATGTCTTCCTCACTACTCTTTCTATGGTTCACAACGTATAATCTCAACGCACTGCTATGGTCAACAATTTTCATGACAATGGTTGCAACCTACTGCTGGACACAATATCCAGGATCCGAAGAGGAATATCAAAAAAGAAATGAAAACTAAAATAGTCAAAGGTTGGACTCTTCTTCATGATGAAAAAGATCTTGCTTATGATGATTATTCACTCGAATCTCTGCAATGGCAAAAAGGAATGTTCTATAGTGCAATGAGTTATGTTCAAAACTTTCGCACCTGTATTGATATTGGATCATCATATGGAGCAGCAAGTAATATTTTTGCCAGAAACTTCGATCATGTACACGCAATAGAAATGTATTCGCCTTTTATAGAATGTGCGAAAATAAATAATCAACAGTATAATAACATTACTCATCATAACTATGCCATACATGAGGTTGAGGGTTCGACTCGTGTTAAATCAGCATTATGGGGGGGTTATACTTCTCTTCATCCATTTCCGGAATCACTTAAATCAGGGAATTATGTTGAAAGAGATGATGAAAATTTCAGAGTGCCGGTAACGAAGTTTGATAGATTTGCTTATAGATACGATATTCAAAACATTGATCTTATTAAAGTCGATATAGAACAATCAGAAAATTATTTCGTGTCTCATTGCAATGATATCTTACAACGAGATAAACCTGTGGTGATAATAGAAATCTTTAGAAGATCGGGTACGCTTAAAGAAATAATGGAAAAGTTCACCGAAAAATATGATTATGTGCTTGTTAATCGTATAAGAAACGATTATATTTTAGTACACAAAAAAGTTGTTGCTCAAGGGTATACCCAATCAATAAACACGGAACACGTGTTTCGTAGAATGCAGTAATTATGAATTATGTTTCATAAACTATACAATGTACACTATGAGAAACAAATTATGGGATAATGTGGGTAATTGTGGGATTGAGTATATCTAAATAAACAAATTAGGATATGTGCGGAGACCCTACCTAGTTATCTATCGCAACTTAATTTCCCCCACACCTCAAAAATACTTGACACAAATTCCTATATGTGGTAAGATGTTATCATCACATTATGGAGTTTCCCTATGCGAGTACGTCAAGAAATCACTATCTGGGATAAATGTAACTATCCCCAAGCAAATCACATATACATCACCGAGGGCACAAACCTCATCGGATACGTCCCTGTGGGGTCCTCTGAGGCGATTTACTTCTCTGCCCCTAAGAAGCAGTGGTCAGTTTCTCGAAGAAAGTTTCGTGACCTTACAGCAGCAGAAAAGAGAAAAATAAAGCTTGACAGATCCGCATAATCGCGGTATAATGCTCCTCATAATGCGACGAATAGTCACACATTACCGAAGGAAACATGAAGAAGTGGAATATAATGTATTCCCACAATTCACTTGTATTATTCCGAAAAGTATCTTATAATATGATTTTAAACGATGAGGAATTAAATTGAAAAACGTTTCTATAGAAACTCTTAAGAATGCACCTAAAGGTGCTCCTGTGATGCAAAAAGCAGGTAAAGATGCAAAGTTGTTAAGATTTGCTTTGAAGATAGCAAATTCACAGGAGAAAGTGTAATGACTAAACGGATTACTGATTTTGACACCTATGCTGAGTACGTTGCTGATCGTGCAGCAAAGAAACAGGAAGTTATTTCAGAGTTTTTGTTTGACGCATTGAAGAATGCTGAGATCTGGGATGAAATTCCTAGAACTGCTGAGGGATTTTCTGAGTTCGAAGATGCTTGGAAAGCATTTGAGGTCAAGGATGATTCCTTGAAATTAGATTCATCTAAACCAGCATACATTGTGAGGACTGTATAATATGAGAAAATATTCTAATAATGAAGTAGGTGGTGTGTATAAACGTCCTGTGTATAGTGGTGAGGACTTTGATCACAGTTTCATGAAAGGATTGTGTGATGCGGTAGTGGGTGTGTTAGGTATCTTCGCACTGTGTTTCGCATTGGTTCTGGTGTTGTGATGGGATAGACACCCCCCCCCTCTTTGTATAGAAATGAGGTTGGGAGTCCCGTTTCCTTTA